ATGGTTGGACAGAAGGCCAATCTGATACACAAAGATATAAACAAATAGGAAACGCTGTAGCAGTACCAGTAGTTGAATGGATAGTCGGACAATTAGTGGACTATGACAAACAAACACGACCTTGAAACCGTAGTTAAACACTATGGTGGAAAAGTAAGAACCAGCACAGGGTGGCAAGCCACCAAGTGTGTGATACATCCTGATGCACACGCATCAGCAACCGTGAACACACGGGAACAACTTTACAGTTGTTTTGTGTGTGACCTTTACGGTGATGTGTACGAACTGATTAAGAAAAAGGAAGGGATAGAGTTCAAAGATGCTGTCGCAAGAGCAGAAAGCATTACTAACGGAAACCGCAGCACGGTACTACGAAGCACTAAACGCAGAGACAGCCTCTTACCTCAAATCAAGGGGAATAAGCAAAGAAGTGGCCGCTACATTCCTGCTAGGTACAGTGACTGACCCTGCACCAGGACACGAACACGCTGTTGGTGCGCTAAGTATTCCTTACCTGACTAAAGCAGGTGTTGTTGGTATTAAGTTTCGTAAAACTGATGGTGGTCAACCTAAATACATTTGGCCAACAGGGCAAAAGATTGGGATGTTTAACGTTAACGATTTAAGTTTGGACACAGAAACTATGTGTATCTGTGAGGGTGAGATTGACACAATAATTTTGTCAGGGATGTGTGGTATACCTGCTGTGGGTGTTGCCGGTGTAACACAGTGGAAAGACTGGTTTCCAATGATGCTTGAGGGATATAAAAGAATATTTGTTTTTGCTGATAATGATGTTAAAGAAGATGGCCGTAACCCTGGGATGGAGTTGGCTAAGAGGATTAAAGAAGATTTGAATAGTGCAGTAGTAGTTAACCTACCTGAGAACAAGGATGTTAATGATGTGTTTTTGCGTGAAGGTGCTGATTGGTTTAAGGAGAAGATAGCGTGACAACAATCATTGGCATACAAAAACCAGACCACTGTTTACTGATAGCAGACTCACGTGTAACAGATGATGGTGGCAGGACCTATTCACACCACGCAGTAACCAAAATAACTAAACGTGGCAAATACCTTATTGCAGGTGCAGGAACAACACAACCCTGCGACATCATCCAACACATATGGAAACCACCAACACCAACACCAACCTCATACAAAGACCTATACCATTTTATGATCGCAGAAGTAGCAACATCAATGCGCCTAGCTTTAGCAATGAACGGGTACACACCTGACAAAGAAAACGATGAACCAGATTTTATATTCCTAATTGCATTAGGAGGAATCATATTTGAGTTAGATGATTCCTTATCGGTACTAATGCGAGATGACGGTATCTATGGCATTGGCTCCGGTTCTCCTTATGCAATAGGTGCTTTACAAGCAGGTGCAACTTGGAAACAATCAATGCAAATAGCTGCACGAAACAATGTGTTCACAGCAGCACCATTCATTACACACAAGCAGATTAAATGAAAAGAGAATTTGTTGGTGGACCAATGGATGGCACAAGTATTCCTTTAAATGATGATGATTTGATGGATGAAATACACATAGATATGATAAACTTGAACGGTTCTGTTACTGTTCACGTTTACACAGAAGATGAAAAATCAGGTAACTATAAATATGATGGCGAATTTCCGCCAGATGATTTATATGAAGAGGAAGAAGATGAGGATGAGTAATGACACAAGTGGAGTGGGAACAGGTGCTGGTGCTTCTGATGAGTCAGGGGTTCAAGATAGTGGCGCACAACAGGCAAACGGAAACGATAACCGTAAAGCTCCCACAAGTTTTTTCTACGACCACCCAGCAGTCACCGATCACGGAAGTGGCATAGCCCTACAAGACTTAACATCTTTTATGGAATCATTCAATGATTATGTTGTGAGCCGTATCAAAGGTGTTGGTGCTGACCAGTATATGAAGTCAACAGGTCAGTTGTTTGAAACGTTTAGTGTTAAAGAAACAGTTGATGAACTGTTGGCAGAGTTGGCTGACACTATTGCTTACACCAATTTTATTGCTATCAAAGTGATAGCACTATCAAATGCTATTAAGGATAAAGAATGAAACGCATAGTAGTGCTATCGGATATGCAAATACCTTTGCATAATAAACCTGCAATAGAAGCAACAATAAAGTTTGTTAAAGACTACCAACCAGATGAACTCTTCTGTGTTGGCGATGAAGCTGATTGTTTAGCACCAGCACGCTGGTCTAAAGGTTATGTTGCTGAACATTCTAATTTGCAAAGAGATCTTGATGAGACCACTCGCATTATGGGTAGGTTTCGTAAGATGATTGGTGATAAACCATTTCACCTTATGCGTTCAAATCACGGCGACAGAATACAAAGATACATTGAACGCGATGCGCCAGCACTTGCATCATTAAGAGATTTGAAGTATGAAAAACTTCTTGGCTATCGTGATTTAGAAATCACTTATCATAATAAACTGTGGAACTTTGCCCCAGGTTGGGTAATGGGTCACGGCGATGAAGGACCAACAAGTCGTTACGCAGGTGGCACAGCAGTATCACTCGCAAAGAAAATTGGTATGAGTGTTGTCTGTGGACACACACATAAACTTGGATTAATACATCACAACACAGCATTCAACGGTAAACAAACCTCATCATTGTATGGGTTTGAAGTTGGAAACATAATGGATCTAAAGCAAGCAACCTACCTTAAAGGTGGCTCAGCTAATTGGCAAACAGGATTTGGAATCTTATACATTGACAAAGGTAAAGTAACACCAGTACCTGTACCAATGGTAGGTAACTCGTTCGTAGTAGAAGGTAAAACATACAAATGGTAGAAGACAAATGGGTACAAGATGTTGTTGAAATAGCACAAACATCAGCCTACATAATTACAAGAAACTACAAAGGTTTCGCAGAAGCAGACGATGTCAAACAAGAACTACTTGAATGGTCACTGAAACGAAACGACAAAATACAAGAATGGTTAAACGAAGACTTATCTAAACAAGAATACCGAATGGGTATCAAACGTTTAGCTAAAACATTTAATCGTATGGCAGATAGATATTGTCGTAAAGAGAAAGCTAAAAAACTTGGTTACTCAATACACGATGAAGCATTCTACTCAACAGGAATGATAGAAGAACTGTTACCAATGGCATTCAGTTCAAATATTATAACGAAAGACCCTGCAACAGAGTATGTTTCCAATGGTGGTGGCGACCCTGCCACAGCAGGTTCATTCCTTGCCTCAATGTATGACATACGAATAGCGTTACGTGGACTGACAATAGATTTGTACGAAATACTTCGTATGCGTTACGAAGATGGTTTAAAACTTGAAGACATTGCCTCATACTTTGATGTAACAGACTCAACTATTAACCGTAAAATTAGCACAGCTATTAAACAAATCAGTAAAGAACTTGGTGGCGAATCACCCTGGAACTAACGCAAAACATTACATCACTGAAAAACATACATAAAAATAAAGATGTGTACGTGCTTGGTTCAGGTGCAACCCTAAACTTTATTGACCCAAAATTTTTTTACAAAAAGATAACTGTGTGTGTTAATGATGTGGGTGAAATATATTTACCGACCACACAATATGTTGTGACCAAGTATCACCCTGAAGCAATAAGTTACGCACAACAAATGCCTGATGTTAATATTGTTGTTAGTCGTGGAAGTCTTGGTGGACCACATTATTCTGCTTTACCTGCGTTAAAAAACTTGTACACTTTTGATCACAACGTAAACAAAGGACCATCAACTAGCACCGTAATTGATTGGCCTTTGGAAGATGGTAGTTTGTATGTGTCTTGGTCAAGTATTACCTCAGCTATGCACTTTGCTGCATATTTGGGGGCTAAGAATATTATTATGGTTGCTCACGATTGCGGTGAACTTGATGATAAAGGTTGGGTTAGTGGTTATCCTGTTGAAAATTGGAATAAAGATAAAATTGAGGAAGCCAAAGAGCGAAACAAACAATTTGAAATACAATCAATAGCAGTTAAAACAAAACTTAAAGAACTGTATGGTTGTAACGTTTACAGTCTTAACCCTTTCATTAACTACAACCTTGAAGGTGTCAAGTATCGTAGTCACAACGAAATCAATTAAGCCTTTTGTATATTCCATTTCTTAAAAAATAATTCCTCATCAACCCTAGTCATAGCCATCAACTCTTGGTTGTCTCTTGTTAATTCGTTGCCGTGAATATGGCGCACCATAGCAGGAACGTGCACAACACCTTTACCTTTGCGTGCCTGAAAATCAAGATCCCTGTCACCATACCACCATTTATAATCCTCATCAGGTCTCACATCAGACTTAACATCAAGCACCCAACAATAACCACACACCCAACCCTCAAAAGGAAACGGATAACCAAGCACAGCACCAGTACCTTTCATAACCTCAGCAATACGGCGCAAAGGATTATTAGCTAACGCAACATCATCATTTAACACAGCAACATACTCGGCACCACGCTCAACAGCATAATCAATACCAGTATTCCACCACTTATGGATATTAAATTCACCCGAATATTGTAGGTTTATTGCGTTGTCAATGTCCTCATCAGGTAAAGTGCGAACAAGTATTCTTTTACTCGGTTCAATATCGCACTCCTTAAAAATGTCTTGCAAGTATTGTGTGCGTGCACCAGTAGGAATAACCAACCACAAATCAATCATTAACAACCTTCTCAATCCAATACTGATCATAATCTTCAGCAGAAAATATAACATTAAGATCCCGTTCACCTGTATCGTGACGGGTAGTGAACTCAGGTGTTATATCACCTAAAACTATAGCAGGTATCAACAATAAACCATCATTAAACCTAAAACAAATCCTGTGTTGCGCGTTGTCGTTGTATGGTGGTGCAATAATAATTTTTTGCAACTTCTGAAACGGAAACTTTGCAGGCATAGAAGCTGGTTGGTTCAACCATTTGATTTCCAGATCACCAATATAGTTTTCCCTACCATTATCACGTCTACGTTGAACGTGATAGTCGGTAAAGAAAAATGGTGGTGTGCCATAGAAAACCCAATCAGGGTAGATCTCTTTGATAGCGTCAGTTACTTTTGTTGAACGTCTTTCGTCACCCCATACTTGCCTAATTGGTTCTTGCATTAGTACCAACCATATTGTTTGTGATGTTCAAGAGCTTTAACCCAAGACCCATACCTGTCCATAACATATTTATGTGAAGCAATAAGTTGGATACGATAATCAGCAGACTTTTCAATACCAACTTGTTCCCAAGTTTGATCTAATAGCTGACCTAAACCATACGCCGTAGATTTCTTGTTCTGTGCGTCAGGATTCCAAGATGACTCCAACATAATCAGTTCCTCTAACGCTTTGTATTCCTTAACAGATACCATTGACCTTGCGTAACCCCTAGCAGTATCAGGTACGCGTTGTTGTTGTTTAATAGGTGACGACACATAACCCTTTAACGCGTTGTCGTTGCCCTCTAACGGCTCATCTGTAGGTATCATCAAAGCAAACCCGATACCAACTATCAACATACCTATCACAAACTTTAACTCCATTTACCACTCCTGTTCCTAATCTTGTACCGATCTGGTTCATTAGTGCCACCCCAAATACCTCTCAGCTCAGGGTCTTTCAATGCGTAATCTAAACATTTCTGTTTAATCTCACACCTGTTACATATTTTCTTTGGGTTCTGTACTTCCGAGAATTGACCTTTTGGGGGAAAGAATAACTCTGGGTCAATCTCAGCGCACAATGCCCCTTTCCAAAAATCTTTTTCTATCCACTCCACTTATTTTCCCCAATGCTTGTTGTAGTTTCCATAACATAACAGCTTCTTTACCTAACTTAACAATGTGTTTAGGTGGCTTCATCTTTGCCCCCAAACAAGATACAACAACAACACAAACCCAAAAGATATAAACAACTCAACTACCATTATTGTTCCTTTCAATTACACGATCACAAGTAGCTATGAACTCTTCCACAAGTTCAATCATACTCATATCATCTAGTTCCTCTTGTGTTTTCATTTTGTTTCCTCCTTGTTGCACTCGTTATCACAGCTACAATACCAAGATTTACTACACACATAGCAAACCCCATAACTATCTTTGCTAGATTTCTTGAACATCAACATCATCATAATCGTCCAAATAATCATTAGCTGACTCTAATCTGTCAGTAATCAACACATAAGCGTCTTCGCTACTATTAGCCTCAACAGTAACGTGCACCCTTGCTGTACCCCTATAAGTTTTACTCATTTTATCCTCTTTAATATCGGCTTAGTGTCATTAGGCACATCAGGTATATCCATTAGTGCGTCCCATAACACTTGTTGGTTCAATATGATTGAGCGCAACATATTTTCTAGCCTGTCAAAGCGTTCATCTTGCGTCATACTAACTCCCTTTCACAACTATTACAATTATTTAACGGCACACTATCAGCGTCCCATAAATAAAAACCACATTCATTACAAACATCAGTTGTCATAATCGTCCACCTCATCAGTGTAGTTAGCTTCAATATTGTCGTGCATAGCCTTATCAAAATCGGTGTCGTTGCATTTACGGCAACCATACCCCGACCAAGATTGGCCGCAGCACACGATAGCGTTTTCAATAGTATTCATTATGCACGCACCTTTCGTCTTCTTGGTCGGTGCATTTTAATAAAATCTTTAATCCAAACACCTGTACAATCAGGACAATAACCCAAATCGCTAAGATTATAACCAATTTTTAGGTGCTTATTACATTTGATACATATTGGTAAAGTTGTCATTATGCGTCCACCTTTGCAAACTTACAATCAGGCTGATGAGCGTCATAAAAATACTCCATACACTCAACACAATTATGGTTTTGATCATAAATAGTTTCACCTAATTGTTCAAGATGAAAAACGTCATCTTCGTTAGTGTCGTGCACACACCACACTTGTTTATCTTCAATAAAGTGTTTCATTACGCACTCACCTTGTTTAGTTTATCCAACTCAACCATTAGTCGCGAAGTTAATTTCATATCTTCTTCGTCATAAACCCCGTCACCCTCATAACCAGACTTCCAGCTATGAGTATCGGTGTCATATATTGTGCCGTCATTAAACACTTCTTCTTCAACTTCCGGCTCAATATGCCATTTGTTTTGTTGATCAAAAACAATTACCCAATGATATTTTTTCATTTGCTGCCTTTCATATGATCAACTAAAACATTTAATTGTTTTTCAGTTGTCAAAGATGACAATGCACCAATTAACATTTCAATACCATTAGGTAATTGGTTCATTACAGCAGCTAATTCGTTTTCTAAATTAACTCGTTTAGTATTCATCATTTAAGTACCAACTTAGGTAAAGCAATTTCCTCTAACAAAATTTCATCGTTATCTTGAACAAGATAAACTTCAACATCGTTAGCGCCAACAGAAGCATCTTCATCAGTAGCAAAATCATATTTAATAAGCTCATCAGCTTCTTGAACAGCTTTTAAGCCTGCTTCTGGACTAAGATTGCCAGTATATTCATCTAGTTCAATACTGACCCTAGTTGAAACAACTGACCAATCTAACATCATCATTACTTTATATTCATATTCCATTTGCTATCCCTAGCCCCTTCATTTAATCGTAGCCGTCTAGCTACGAAACCCATTATTCTTGCGCGTTATCGTTGTAGTCAAGCACATTTATATAACAATTTGATAACAATTTAAGCCTGATCCTCATTAAAATTAAGTGTGTCACAAAAGTGTTTATTAGCCAAAATAAGTGCCTGTCTATAACTCATATGGCCGCCCGCGCTGATCGCATAATTTTGATAGTCGCACTTGGCACAATAGATCATATATGCCACGCTGCCGTTGTCGCGCGTTATCGTTGTCCCATTACGTGTCAAAAGTGCGCGTTGTTGTTGCCCTCTAGTGCGTCGTCGTTGCCCCATAAAACCTAGTTTGTCCTCTCAATAGGTGCGAGCTGCGCCGTTAGGGGCGGCGTAGCCCGCGTGTCATCTAAAATAGTGCCCTAATTCCCTAAGAATTGCGCCGCGAATATCACTACCCGCGCGAATAGTTGCAACGTTGCCCACGCCGCCGCCACAAATAACACCGCAACAGCTACGGCGTAGAATTGTTCCCCGCGCGGTGTAAGTGTCGTCTGTTTATTCATTAGCTGCGCCCTCATCGTGTAAATCGGGGTCACATAAGTGACCGCAGGTGTAACACACATACGCACCGGTAAAGTGCGTGTTATAGCCGCCGCGCGTTGTCGTTGTTCCCATATTCCCTACTCTCATCTATCTAATCGCCTAATCTAAGCGACTAAGAATAACCCCGACAGCTCACCGATCGGGGCTAAACTTAACCGATTAGAGGCTATCGGATCTAAAGTAGTAGCCGTCGTTATGCACGGCAGCGCCTAGCTCGTAGACAGTAGCAAAGATCATATCCATACCGACACCATTAACCCTAATAGTGCCGTCGTCTTGCATCTTATAACCTAACAATTGACTAATTGACCAGCTAAGGAACATCGGCCTATTGTCCTTTATTGCATAGAATTTGATCCGGCGAGACATACCGGAGCTAGACACACTCTTAACTATGCCGTAAATCGTGTCACCTTTGCCTAATTGTCCGACAATATCTAAAGCGCGTGCCCTGTCTGTCATAACGTCTTGAAACATATTCCCTCTATTCCCTAATATAGCTACGCCCTACGCGTGGCCATATTTTCACAATATACGAACACCCGACAATATGCAAGAATATCCGCAAAATATTTTAAGAATATTCTTGACAACACACACCCCGCCGCGTATTGTAAGTAATAGCTCGCAACAATGCGGGCAATATTTAGGGGGCAATACAATGAACACCACAACAATGAAAGACACCGCCACAACAATAGACATAGACGCGGCCGCACTAATCAAAGCAATACAAGCCGCCGATCTATCACGCGGCCACGATAGCGCCCTGCCTTTCCTGATGGCCTGCCGTGTAGAATTAGCGGACAATAAGCTGCAATTCATCACTACCGACCGCTACCGCCTAGCCGTAGTCTCACTAGACATAGACGACACCGCAGCAGCTAGCCTCGCAGCGAGCGGCCTATTTGATAACGGCCTAACCATAGACGGCGGCGGAATATACGCCATAAGCAAAATAAAAACAAAGGCCGCAACACTAGCCGTGAGCTTTAATGCTCAAGGAATAAGCGTCACCTATCACGGCGGAACACTAACCGCCCCACTAGCCGACAGCGACTTTCCAAAATGGCGCACCATAATGCAGCTAGAAGATAAGACACAATCAACTAACGGCAACTACAACCCGCAATACCTAAGCGAGGCCGCCAAAGCCTGCAAAATAATAGGCGGCAAGAATACCCCGCTCAACATCACCCTACGCGGCAACTACCCCGCAACACTAACCGCAAAAGGAGACGGCCTAGCAATAGACGTGCTACTAATGCCGGTTAGAATAGCTAACTAACCGCAACAACAACCACGCCCCCGCAGCAACTAGGCGGGGGCATTACTATGCCCGCAGCTAACCGATCCACACCCTAGCTGCCCCCTAAGAATACGCCCCTAACATAGTCGCCCGATTAGCCCTCATAACTATATATAACTAACTAATCGCCTCTTAAAATATAGGTATATGGCCTAGAATTAACGGCCTATTGCCCTAGATTGACGGCCTACGGCAACCCTAACCCTCAACTACACGTTAAGACTTACATCTATGACCCCAGAGTTTTAATATGCGACACACAACCATATATACTCTCTACCCAAATATTTTTGATAAACCTGGGTGGTGTGATCTAAGCTGTAATTTGCACGTTCTTGGCGTGTCGGGGCTCAACTTATGGTTGTGTTTCCGCAGGTCAAAGAGGGTGCGGGAGAAATTGTAAACTCCCACCCTTGTATATAGTAGAGGGGCTTTTTAAAGCCCCGCCCCTCTACCGGCTTGAGGCCTTTCAGGCCGAAAGCTCTTCGCTTCGCTTGGGGCTTCGCTCAGAGCGACGAGTGTTAGCGAGGTCGCTCACTCACTACATTCGGTTCGCTCCCGATGAAAACTAAAAAATTTTTTAACCTTATGAAATTTGAATGACGGGCCAGTCTTATACCTAGAGGAGTTCCTAGTCTTATGCCTAAACAGCAGGACAGTCTCCATCTACGCCTAGCAGCAGGTAAGACTCTTGATTCTAATGAGTCTAAGTCCAGGCTGCTTGAGATGATAGCTAAGGGTTTCAGTGTTGAGGATGCCTGTAAGGCTGTTGGTAAGTCCAGTAAGACTTTTTATTATTATACTAAGTCTGATCCAGATTTTGACCGTGAAGTAAAGTTAGTCCGCGCCCTTAAAGCCAGGGGTGGTCAGATTTCTGATGCCGATAAGGCTATGACCTTTAAGGACTTTCGTAAAGAGTTTATGAAGTCTGAGACGTTTGCTCATCAGCAAAACGTTATTGACCTTATTGAAAATAATGACCCTTCTTGGTTGCATCCAAGTATGTTGTTTGAACGTGGTATTAAAAACTATGTGTTAGTTAATATGCCTCCTGAGCACGCTAAGTCAATGACAGTGTCTATTGATTACATTACTTACAGGATCTGTGTTGATCCTAATGTGCGTATCAAGGTTGTGTCTAAAACACAAACTATGGCTAAAGAGTTCTTGTATGCTGTAAAGCAAAGATTGACTTCCCCGTTCTATGTGGACCTTCAAAGAAGGTTTGCACCAGCTGATGGGTTTAAGGCCACTTCTGATAAATGGACCCAGGACGCAATTTATATTGAACGTGAGTCCGGCGAAAAAGACCCAACTCTTCAAGCACTTGGTATTGGTGGGCAGATTTATGGTGCCCGCGCTGATTTGATTATTCTTGATGACTGTGTGACTTTGTCTAACTCTGGTGAGTATGAGAAACAGATTAGATGGATTCAGCAGGAAGTCTTAACACGTATTGGTCCTACCGGTAAGTTGCTTATTGTTGGTACCCGTGTTGATCCTATTGATATGTACCGTGAGCTTCGCACTAATGACAGGTACCCTGAAGGTAAAAGTCCTTGGACTTATTTGGCGATGCCGGCGGTTTTGGAGTTTGATGAGAATCCTGAGAACTGGGTTACTTTGTGGCCTCGCTCTGATAGGCCTTGGTCTGGCGACCCTGTGGACCCTGATGCAGACGGCTTCTTCCCTAGATGGGATGGAATTAGACTAAAGCAACGCCGTTCCGTTTTGGATGCTAAAACGTGGGCTATGGTTTATCAGCAACAAGATGTTGAATCTGAGTCTGTGTTTTCTGCTGAACTTGTTCGTGCCGCAGCAAATGGTATGAGAGGTTGTGGTCCGCTTGTTGCCGGTGCTCCTGGTTATCCTGCTGACACTTCAGGCTTCTACACCGTTTGTGCTATGGACCCTGCTATGTCGGGTGACACGTTTACGGTTGCTATTTCTGGTGATAGGAATACTAAACGTAGGTATCTTCTTGATGCTTCTCGTATGCCTGCACCAACTCCGCAGCGTATCAGGGAAATAATTTTTCAGTGGACGGAACGTTATAAGCCTGCTGTTTGGGTTATTGAGAAGAACGCTTTCCAACTTTTTTT